GAGCACCGCGGAAATTTCAGGGGGTGGGGCCTGTTCGCGTTTGCAGCGCCGCAGCTGCTCACGCGCTGCTCTGCGGGGGTCTCGCGGCCGGGGTTCCGAAGCTGCCCGTAACGTCTCACGACCCATCGAGGTCGGAGACGGCTTTTTGTTTGTACGCCGAATGGAGAGGCCCATGGGTGACGACGTTGCCGTGAAGGCGCGCCTGAGCGAATTGCACGCGGTCGCGTTGACGCTCTTCGGTGAGGCGCGCAACGAACCGATCGCCGGGGTGATCGCCGTCGCGAACGTGATCGAGAACCGCGCGAAGCATTCCGGATTCGGGCGCAAGACGGAGGTCCACAAGCGGGCGCAATTCAGTTGTTGGTCCCCCGCCGGCGGACCAGCCGAACAGCACAACCACGCCGTCGTCATGGCGGCCGCCGCGGAGCTGCTAGCGGGCGTGAAGGTCTCCGCACCCGGCTATGCGCGCTGTCAGACGGTGGCGGACGTGCTCCTCGCGGATGCGCTCACGGATCTCACCGGCGGCGCGCGGCACTACTGCACGACGGCCTTGCTCAAGGTGGCGCCGCCGACCTGGGCGATGGGTCGCACGGCATCTGTCGTGATCGGCGCGCACAGCTTCTTTGTGGGGGTGGCGTGAAGCCGATGGCCGAGTTCACCGAATCCGAATTCCGCGCATGGCTCGATCGCCGCGGTGCGCACGCGGGGACGTTGAGCCCGTGGGAGGACCTGCCATCGCTCGCCGACGTCCGCGTGCGACTGATTGACCACCTGCACGCATGCGCGCACGCGGGCCTGACGGTGACGCGGCTGAAAGTGTCGCGCGGGGAGTTTCTGGCGATCGCGGCGGCGGTGGGACCGTTGCCATCGCCGGAGGCGACGTACTCCGTGCTCGGCGTGCCGATCGAGATCAGTGAGGGCTGATGATCGCGACCCCTGTGCCGCCCGGCGTCGATCCACACACGTTCCGGTTCGTGGTGAACGGGCGCGTCGTGTACGAGCCATTTGCAAAGCAGGTGCGGTACCACCAGTCGCCGGCCCCATATCCGCTCTACGGCGGCTCGAAGGGCTGCGGCAAGAGCAAGGCACTCCGCTTCGATTGCTTCGGGCCCTGTCTCATCGTGCCGAAGATGAAGTGCCTCATCCTCCGGCGCATGAAGAAGGAAATGCAGCGCTCCCATCTGCGCTTTGTACAGGAGGAGGCGCAGGCGCTCGGCGCCATTTTCAAGCCGAATGAAATCGGCGCGGGCGTCGTGCATTTCCCGAAGACGCGCAGTCTTGTGGAGTTCGGGCACTGCACGTATGAGCACGACGTCGAGCAGTACCTCTCGGCCGAGTACGACCGGATCGGGATCGACGAGATCGTGACCTTCACCCAAGACATGTACCTCGCGATCAGCACGTGCGCGCGCACGACGATCCCGGGACTGCATCCCCGCGTCGGCGGCGGGACGAACCCTACGACCGGGAAAAAACATATCGGCTATTGGGCGAAGCGCCGCTGGATTCTCAAGGATCTGACGATCGAGGACGACGAGGACTACGACCCCGACGACTACGACTACGTCCCCGCGTTGCCCGAGGACAATCCCCACCTAAACATGGAGGTGTACCGCCGACAGCTCAATCGCCTGCGGCCGTCGATGCGCGCCGCCTATCGTGACGGCGATTGGGATGCCAGTGAGGACGGGTTCTTCGATGAGTTCAGGAAGAGCGACCTGCCGCCACTCGAGGACGGCGTGCCGCGCCGGGCGCACGTCGTGGAGTTCCCCCGCTTCACGAACGGCTCCCCGCGGTATTGCGGCTTCGACTGGGGCTATCAAACGGACGAGGGCGTGTGCCTCTGGGCCGTCTACCACGATGACGGCCACCTGTATGTCGAGGACGAATTCGTCTTCAACGGCCCACACCGAGAGCGCTACATCGTGCGGGAGATTGCCGGACAGGTCGCGCAGCGAAACGGCGAGCGCGGGCTCCAGGTCCGCAAGATCTGGTGCGATCCGAAAATGGCCGAGCAGTCGGGCCACGAGAGCGTCGAGACGCGGCTCTCCACGTTCACCAAGCACGTGAAGGTCCCGTGCGTACTCGGCGAGCGCGACCGTGAGAATGGCTGGGCACGCCTCCGGGCGTGGCTCCGAAATCACCCGGACGGGACGCCGTTCCTGCAAGTGCACCCCCGCTGCACGTCGCTCATCCGATCGCTCGGGGAGGCCTCGGTTGATGAGCATAACGACGAGGATCTCGACACACATGGGTTCGATCATCCGATCGACGCGCTGCGGTTCCTCGTGTCGGGACTGAAGGCGCCGCCGGAGGAGCGGCCCACGCGCACGTCCCCGGCGCCGGGGACCGTCGCCGCCATGATGGCGGCCGACATCGCACACGCCAATCGGCCGACGCCGCTCGGTCATCTGAACGTCCAGGGGGCCCGTCATCATGGATGATCCACAGCTCGACCCGCTCACGCCGTCCGCCGGCGCCACAGCCACGCCGCCGATCCTGGAGGACGAGCCCGCGGTCCGGACCAAGGGGCCGCAGCTCGCGATCCCCATGGCGGACGAAGTCTTCACGCAGTGGACCGCGCGCGTCGACGCGGCGAAGCGGTTCAACAAAGATCTCCGCGAGCGCTGGAAAACGTACGTGCAAGCGTACATGGCGCGCTATCTGAAGTACCTGCCCGAGCAGGGCCGCGTCGTCGTGCCGCTCGAATACGCGTATGTCGAACTGAAGGCGGCGCAGCTCGCGTTCCAGGTGCCCGAGGTGCACCTGAAAGCGCGCAATCCGACGAGCGCGCCGGCCGTGCCGCTGTTCCAGGCCGCGCTCAACTTCGAACTGGGCGACACCAACGCGGACGTGAAGACGTGCGTCGATGCATGCTTGATCGACGTGCTGCTGTGTGGCATCACCGCGGCGAAGGTCGGCTATCTCGCGCACAAGCGCACGCGCCAGGTGCTCGTGCTCGGGCCGCCGAGCGTCAATCCGCTCACCGGCCAGCCCATCCCGCCCGCGCCGATTGTTGATCCGGCGACGGGTGGGCCGATACTTCAGCAGGAGGAGTACATCGCGGCCGAGGAGTACTTCGTCGATCACATTCCCACGGAGCATCTCCTCGTGCCGATCGAGTTCGTCGGCGCGAACTTCGATCGGGCGGGCTGGCTCGGGTACGTGGATGAAATCCCCGTCTCGATGCTGCCCGACTTCGGCCTCACCGAAGACGACGTCCATGTCATCACCACGCCGCCGGAGACACTGTCGAGTGATCAGTTCCCGACGCGCGATCGCGCGGGCTTCGACAAACGCGTGCGACGCGTCGAACTCTTCTATCAGGCGATGGTCTATGACCGCGCGTCGAATCCCTTTCCCGGCCAGTACCGCAAGCTGGTGCTGCTCGACGGCTACAAGGGCGGACCCGTGGCGCACGAGGACTCCCCGTATCAGTGGGTGGGTGATGGCCAGGAGGGGCGGCCGGCGGACGGGAAGCTCCACGGCATGGAGGGCAACCCGATCACGGTGCTGACGATCCGCGTGTTGCCCGGCAGCGCCTATCCGCTCACGGATATCGAGATGGGCCTGCCGCAGTCGCAGGAGATCTCCCTTGGCCGGACGCAGATGATGCAACACCGCGATCGCGCGAAGTCGTTCCGTGCGTACAACCGCGAGAAGCTCGCGGACCCGGAAATCGTCGAAAAACTGAAACGCGGCGAGGCGAACGACTGGATCGGCGTCGACGGCAATATCCAGGAGATTTTCGGCATCATCAGCCCGGCGCAGTTCCCGCGCGACAACTTCGAGTTCAACCAGATCGGGCAGACGGACTTCGACCGCACGTGGGCCATCTCGAACGCCGGCACGCTTGAGCCGGAAGCGCGCACGGCGACCGAGGTCCGGCGCGCGGCCGGCGCGAGCGATGTGCGCCTCGACAAAGAACGGACGTGGGTCCTACGGTGGTTCGTGCGCTGTGCCACGCGGTTCGCCTCGCTGCTGCAGCAGTACATGACCGAGGCGCGGTGGGTGGAGATCGTGGGGGCGGACGGCCAGCAGGCGATGCAGGCCTGGGATCGGACGACGATCCAGGGGGAGTTCGTGTTCTCGGCGAAGCCGGATAGCGCGCTGCGCATGGATGCCGACGTCGAGCGCCGGCAGATCGCGAATCTCTACAACCTGGCGCGCCGCGATCCGAACGTGCGCGGGGATGAATTGTTGAAGGTGTTGTTCCTGCGTCACAACATGGACCCGGAGAAGATGATCGCGCCGACGCCCCCGCCGGCGGCCCCGAAGCCGGAGCCCCCGAAGATTTCCCTAGCCTTGAAGGCCGAGGATCTCGCGAACCCGCAGGTCCTCGGGCTCTTGGCGCAAATGGGATTCGAGATCTTGCCGCCGATCGATCCGGCGACCGGACAGCCGGTCCCGCGGCCGCAGCCCCAGAACGGCGGCCCGCCGGCGCCAGGGGCGGCCGCGTCGCTGCCGCACCCCGGGGCGGCGCTGCAGATGGACGTGCTGAGCAAGCATGCGCTCCGCGGCGGCGGCACGGCGCCGGAGATCGGCGAGCGGTGATGGAGCGGCGCACGACAGAGGACCTCGATCGCGATCCACGGGATCGCTGTCCCTCGTGTCGCGCGGTCGCCGCGATCATGCCCAGCGGGGATCGCGTGTGCACGTCCTGCGGCCGGCGCTGGCGGCCCCAACCTTTGAACGTCGAGCGACCACAACCATGACACGAACCGAATTCGATGCGATCGTGCAGCGCGCGGCACAGCCCGCATTCGGGACCCCCGCGCAAGTCAAGGATGACCTCTCCGCGCTCATCGCCGAGCGCCAGCGCGTGGATGCGCCGTTCGAGGGTGACGAGGAGCCCGCCGCCGCGGGCGAAGACGTCGACGAGACGATCGCGCGAGCGTCCGGGAAGGGCAAGAAGTGACGACCTGTCCCGCATGTGGCTGCGAGATCGCGATCGGCGGCTGGCCCTGGTGTCCGCATGAACCAACGTCGCTCGTCATCGTGCCCGACGACATCCCCGGCGGGCGTGACATCACATCGCTCGGCATCACCGTCCACAGCCGCTCGCAGCTCCGCGCGGAGTTGCACGCGCGCGGCTTGGAGCCGTGCGTGAAGCACGAAGGCGGCCACGAGGGCGATCGCAGCGCGCACACCCAGCGCTTCGTCAGCGTGGACCTGGAGGCGGCGACGGCGCTCGCGGAACGGCAGGCGCACACGTCCGTGCGCCACACACCGAACCCGCACGCGCCGTCAGCCGTGACGATCGAGAAGGTCAAGATCGCGTACGAGATCGCGGCCGCGCGAAAGTGAGCCGAGTATGAAGATCGAGGATCTCCGTACCCACCCCGCCGCCCACGTGAGCGTCTCGGAGCTGGCGGCCTACTGGGGCGTGGCGCCGAGCACGATCTATCGCCACATCGACAAGGGCGCATTGCCCGTGGAACGGATTGGTCCCTCGGCGCTGATCCGCATTCGCACGCCAGAAGCCCGCCGGTATGGGCACCCTGAGCCGTTGCAGCCGTTGCAGGCGTTGCACGCCACCAAGTAGTCCCTAGGCGCGCGTGCGCGCGCTGCGCCACGCTGGCCGCTGTATGGCTGACGTGGCGACGGCGGTGCCGGAGACGACCCCGACGGCTTCAGCGCCCGACACCGGCGCCGCCCCGTCGGCGTCGCCGCCGGACGCCTCCGCTGCGCCGGCCTCCGTGACGGCTGACGATACCGTCGCCAAGGTGACCCGGATCTGGGACGCCCTGGCCGGGGACTCGTCCTCCTCGACACCCGCGCCGCCTCCGTCCCCCGCTCAGGCCGCGACAGCGCCCGACGGCACGCCCGCGGCGGTTCCCCCGGTCCCTGCGACTGACAAGGGCCCTATCCCGTTTTCCGATCACCAGCGCGTCGTCAACACCACCCGCACGAAGACACGGACCGCGATCCTCGACGAGTACGGCATCGGCACCGCCGCCCCCAAGGACGTACAGACGGGCGTCACGCTCGTCCGCCTCCTCCAGGACAACCCGGCGCTGGTGCTGCAGGTGCTGCAGGCGCAGCTCGGGACGCAGACGCCCCCGGCGGCGCCCGCCGCGCCGGCCGATCCCGAGCCGGAGCCAGACATCGAACTGACCGACGGGCGACACGTCATGTCGGCCGAACGGCAGCGCGCCTGGATGGCGTGGCACGGCCGGCAAGTCAAGCACGAGATCGCGAAGGACTACGGGCCGGTCCGTGATGCGCATGACCTCGCCGAGATCACGCGCCTCGGCCACGCGCAGGCGCAAACCGCCGTCGCGAGCGCGAGCCAGGAGTGGCCGCTCTTCGATCGGCTGCGGACGCACATCGTCGAGCAGATCAAGGCGCTGCCCGACGACCGGCCGCTCACGGCGGACACGTTCTTCCGTGTCTATCAGCAGGTGTACACGGCGCACGCGCCGGCGCTCATGCGGGCCGATCTGGAACGGGAACGGGCCTCCGACGTCGCGTTGAAAACACGAGGGTCCTCGGCCAGGCCGAGTGCCGCGCAGCCAGTCACCCCGCGCACGGGCAAGCTCACGACGCGGGATCGGGTCGCCCAGATCTGGGATCGGCTCGAAACGGCGGGCGCGCGGTGAAGTGAGGAGTCCGCGTCATGCCCGATCCGAATGTGGGCGAAATCATCGCGACGCTCTACGAGCAGGTCGATGATGCGAAGCCCGAAGACAACGTCTTCAACTCCCAACTAGGACTGAAGATTCTCAAGGACAACGGAGGGTTCAAGGACATCTCCACTCAGGGCGGGTCTGTGATCGAAGAGCCCCTCATGTGGGCGGAAAACACGAACACCGGCTCGTACGGTGAGATGGAGACGCTCCGCACGAACCGCGTCGAAGTGTTCGACGCCGCGCGCTACGACCCCAAGACGATCGCGACGGTCGTCACCTTCAGCGAGCAGGAACTCGCCCGCGCCGCCGGCAAGAACGCGAAGATCGACCTCGTCGCCGAGAAGGCCGACAACGCGAAGATGTCGCTCTCGGCCGAGTGGAACCGGCAATTCTACGGTGCCGGCACCGGGAATGGCGGCAAGGACATCAACGGCCTCGCCAATCTCGTCCCCGCGGATCCCACCACCGGCATCGTCGGCGGCATCAACCGCGCCAACTTCCCCTTCTGGCGCTCACGCCAGACGCTCGGCACGAAGACGACGACCGCCTACGACAATCTCCGGTCCGCGATGGACATCATCTACAACCTCTGCTCGAAGGGGGCGTACTCGGAGCATCCGGACTGGTTCGTCTTCCATCTCACCGACTTCGGCGGGTACAAGCGCACGCTGACCCTCAACGAGCGCTTTATCTCGAAGAAGGAGAAGACGGACGGCGGCTGGAAGAACGAGGCCATGGCGTTCATGGGCGCGATGGTCACCTACGACGACGACATCCCGAGCGCCGGCACGGCGTGGTGTCTGAACGGTCGCAACCTCCGGTTCAAATATCTGCGCTGGCTGAAGTCGCTCAAGGCCGTGGAGCCGGCGAACCAGCTCGCGACAATGACGCGACTGTGGACGTACGGCCAGCTCGTGACCAACAACTCCCGCCGCCTCGGCACGGTCACGGTCATCACCTAGACAGGAGACGATCATGCCGAGCTTCAGTGCAGATCCGATCGCGGCGTACGCCGATCTCTGGTCGTCGTCGGCCACCCAGCGCCATCAACTGGGCACCCGCTTCGTGACACCCGACGGCCGCACGTTCCGCTATTGCAAAGCGGGCGCGTCGGCGCTTGTCGTCGGCAACGTGATCCAGGCGCCGGCGCAGGACACCGCGCATCAGCAGATCACGCCCGCGGCGGCCGCGATCGGCGCGACGTCCTTCACCGCCACACTGGGCGCGTCGGCCGCGGCCGAGAATCTCTACGCGGAGGGCTGGGCCATCATCGACACGACCCCCGGCCTCGGCTACGCGTATCCGATCAGCGGCCACGCCGCCGTCCTCTCGGCGGGGGTCATCACGCTCACCCTCCCCAAGGACAGCCCGATCCAGGTCGCGCTGACGACGTCGTCGCGCGTCAGCTTGCAGCGCAATCCGTACGCCGGTGTGATTCAGTCGCCCGTGACGACCCTCACCGGCGCCGTGGTCGGCGTCGCGGTGTACCCGATCGCCGCGGCGCAATTCGGTTGGATCCAGACGCATGGCCCGGGCGCGGTGCTCATCGCCGGGACGCCGGGGGTCGGCCTCGCGGTCGTGGTGCCTGCCACGGCTGCGGGCGCCGTGGTCGTGGACGGTGCGGCGTCGGCGACGAAGGTCGTCGGGTCGATGATGGTCACCGGCGTGGACGGCAAGGTCCAGGCTGTATTGCTCAACATCAACTAGCGTCGGGCCCGCAAGGGTGAAAGGAATGCTGATGTCGAAGACGACCCCCTCGACGGCGCCGCCGGCGCCGGTCGAGGGGTCCACGCCGATCACGCTGACGTTCGATCAGCTCAAGGAGTTGCTGCAGGGCAGCGGCGGCGGCGCGGCGCTCACGGCACTGGTGGATCAACTCAACGGCGGTGTGATTCCGCAGAACCCGACCCCCCCGCTCATGTCGGCGTTCAATCCCGCCGGGGAATTGGCGCGCCCGCGGCCGCCGCTCGTGGGGACGGTGTTCTGGCTCAACACGCGGCTGCAGGGCGAAGAACTCACGCGCGAAGAAATCGATCTGCTGAACGCGCTGAAGCCGGGCGCCTACGGTCCGTATGGCGCGTGGATCGTCGAGAACCTGTCGCCGGGCATGGGGCGTCCGGAGGATCGCAAGATCCAGATCACGTTCCCGAACAAGGACCCTGATCAGCGCGCCTCGTTGCCGACGATGGTCGAGATGCTGCGGCGGATGGTCGAGGACGCGTCGGCCCTCGTGCTGGCGTGACGCGCATCATTCCGCTGCGCGCGATCGCGGCGGAGTGGCGGTGTCAGCGGGACGGCGCGTGCTGCCGCCTCTTCGCGGCGGTGACGATGACGCCGGCCGAGCGCGATCTCCTCGTGGCGCGCCGGCCGGATCTCGGCGCGCGCTTCACCGCGCGGGCCGATGGCTTCGTGGATCTCGCGGCGCGCCCCTGTCCCCTGCTCGCCACGGACGCGAAAGGCCTGGCGGTCTGCACCGTCTATGACGTGCGGCCGTATAACTGCCGGCGCTTTGGATGCTATCGGCCACATCCAGCGACGGAACCGTTCGAGCAAGGGCTCGCGGGCGAGTGCCTGAATCTCATTGATCGTATTCGCCACTCACGCGCCGTACGACGCGCCTACGCGCACACGCAACGCCGCGCCCAACGGTGGGCCGATCGCCACGGGTGGACCCGATCGTGACCTTCCTCGACCTGCAGAACGACGCGTTGAAGGCGCTGAATTACGACAGCACCGCGGCGACGTCTGCGCCGCGCACGCGCATCAGGGAAGGCCTCAATCATCACCAGCATGAGATCTTGACGCGCCCTGTGGCCGCGCGGCTCCTGCGTGATCGACAGCTGACGTTCACGACGACCGCGGACGTCGCCCAGTATCACTTCCCCGCCAGCGTGGCGCGCATCGATCACATCACCGACACGCAGGCGAATCAGATCAAGCTGGCGCGTCGCGAATTGTCATGGCTCCGCGACGTGGACCCCGCCCTCACCGCGCGCGGCAATCCCGTCGCGTACATCCCCCGCGGGCGCGCCAGCAATGGGCTCTTGCTCGTGCAGCTCTGGCCCTCGCCCGGGGGAGCCTATGCCTACACCCTCGACTACGAAGCGCAGATCGAGGACATGACCGAGGACGACGAGGAGCCCCTCCTACCGCGCGACTTTCATCGTCTGCTGTCGCTCGGAGCGCAGGAGGACGAGTGGATCCGCCTCGATGATGATCGCGCGGGCGTCGCGCGCGCGCGGCGTGAGGCGATCGAGAAGAACCTCGCGCGCTTCCTCTGGGATCTCGCCGACTCGTCACAATCGCCGCCCGTGGGCTGGTCGAATCTCGGCGGCTGGGTTCCGGCCGACCGGTGGAGGCGATAGTCCATGCTGCGTCCCGACAAGACCGGCCTGGCGTGGATCGACGACCTCACGGGGGGCCTGAACGACACCAATGCGCCGCACGACCTCGCGGACCACCAGTGTCAGGTGGCGCAGAACGTCGAGTGGATCACCACGCGGTTCGGTCAGCGTCGCCAGGGTGGCGCGGATGGCATCCACGCGACGGAGCCGTGGACATCGGGCTTTTCGCTGATTGCGCTGATGCGGCACACGCCGACAGCGGATGAAGGGGCCGCGGAGCTCTTCGCCGTCGACAACCAGGCCACACCGGTCATGGCGCGCATGGCCGGGAGCAATCAATTCGTGGCGGTCACGGTCGCCGATGCCTGGGCGGCGGCGGGGCGGCAGTACATCAACGGCGTGAGCCTGAACGGCAAGTTCTTCATCGCCGGCGATACCGCGGTCGATCGGATCCATGTCGTCGAGAGCGGCGTCATGCGGCGCGCGGGCCTGGCGACCCCCGCGGCGCCCACGGTGGCGAACACGGGCGCCGGCACCTACGCGGCGACCGTGCGCTACTACAAGGTCCAGTGGATCAACACGACCGTGACGCCCTTCGTCTTCTCGGAGTTGTCGCCCGCCGTGAGTTTTACGCCGAGCGGCACGGGCACGCACGCGCGCATCACGCGGCCGTCGACGCCCGGTGAGAGTGAGACGCAGTGGCGCCTCTACGGCTCACCAGACGGCGTGAACTACTACGTGATCGGCGGCGTGGTCACCGGGACGACGACGATCGACGACAACACGGCCCCCTCGGCGTACCCAGACGTGTTTCCCACCTTCGCCGGCGTGCCGACGGACGCGGACTATTTCACGCCGCCGATCTCGCCGAAGTATCTACTGGCGGATGACGACCGCTTGATTCTCCTTAGCTCGTGGGAGACCCCGTCGATGGCGAGCGCGGTGATGTGGACCCCGGTCCTCGGGACCACGCCCGCGGCGTATGTCGTCGCCGATGACGAGCGCGTGCCCAGTACCAACCGGCTCGACCTCGATCGCCAGAATGGCGGGGGCATCACCGGCGGCGCGCTGATGGGGCGATCGCTGTGGGTGTTCAAGGCGTCGCAGATTCACGAGCTCGCGCGGACGAGCAACGTGGATCAGCCCTTTCAGCCGGTGTGGTCGACCAAGGCGCTTGGGGCGCTGACGCACAAGTCGATTGTGCAGGGCGAAGATGATCACGGCCAGGAGTGCCTGTACTTCCTCTCGCAGCGTGGGCCCTATCGCATCGGCCCTGGGGGCCTCGAATATCTGGGACGCGACATCGAGGGCACCTGGAACACGGTGCAGCAGGCCCCGAGCACGCCAGCGTTTGGCGTGTGGCATCAACAGAAGCGCCAGGTGCTCTGGTGGGTGACGACGGGCGCCGCGAGCTCCCCGAACAAGGTCCTCGTCTTCCACGTCCGCCACGGGCGCCGCGCGGAGAACGGCGACGTGCGCGGCGGCTGGGCGGTGTTTACGGAGGGCTACGCCGATGCCCTCTCGGCGGCGATGTTCGCGAACACGCTCGGTGCGACGATGTCACTCGATTTGAAGCCCTACGTCGGCCAGAAGTGGACGAGCGGGCTGCCGGACGGCCCCTGCATCAAGTACGACGCCGCCGGCGTGGTCACCGATCGCGGCGGTCTGGCGACGACCTACATCGCGCGGGTGAAAACGAAGGCGTTTGCGCCGAATGGCCAGGGGGGGCGTGGCGCGGTGCAGCACCTCTATGTGCTCGGCACGCCTGCGAATCGCGCGCTCGGGGTCGATGTCGTGCGTGACTTCGGAGACGAGACCCGCAGCGGAACGGCGACGCTGCCGTCGAGCGCCGCCGCCTCGCGCGTGCTCGTCAAGGTCGAAGACGACGCCTGTGCCCAGGACGCCATGTACGTCGAGATCATCGTCGATGACGACGTGACGCCGGCTAGTTCGGCGGCGTGGACCGTGGACAGCGTCGGCCTGCGCGTGCATGCCGGGAGTGCGATCTGATGTTCAGCCTGTCCAACGTGGTCCCGTACGGGTCCTTGCGCGAATTGTCGGAGACGGTGCGGCGGATGTTCGCCAGCGCGCAGGCGCAGGTGCAGACCACGTGGAACGCGCAGCACGATCAGCACGGGCAGCACACCGATGTCACCGCGCAGCTCCTGTCCGCGCCGCGGCATCGTCACAGCGGACTCTACATCGCGCCGCTCGTCGATGCGGCGGCCTCGAGCTATCGTACGACCGGTGGCGGGCCGCTGCGCTCGCCGATCTTCAATGAGGTCGTGGTGCCCCACGATGTCGGGGTGATTCTCTTTGAGCCGGACGACTCCGCGAGTGTCGACCCCGCGGTCGGCGGCGGTGGCTATGACGTGGGGAGCTTGATTCTACCGCGCGCGGCGCAGACGGGCGATGTGATTTTCGTCGGGAAATCATCCCGCGCGGGCTATCCGGTGAACTTGCGGCGGCTCTACACCACCGGGCGCGTGAATTACCAGTTCTACATGGACCTCACGATCGTCAACCCGGATGCGGCCAGCGCGGAGAGCGTGGCCGTCTTCACATTCGATGGGCCCGGGTTGCTGCCGCTGGTGTACGTCGAGGCGCCATATGCGTTCGATGCGACGGTTTCGACTTACGGGGGCTGGATGTTGCCGATGACCGTGTCGGCGCGGACGACGCCGCTGTGAGGTGACCGATGGCAATGTGGCGGAACCCCTACAGCCAATCCGGACAGCGTGACGAGCCCGAGCCCGAGCCGTACTCGCGGCAGCAGCTGCTCGACGCGCTCAATTCCCGCGAGCCGACGGCGCCGCCGATCGGACGCCCGCGGTCCGTGCCCACGCCCGAGCAGCGGCAGCGGATCACGACCCCGGGGTATCGGACGTCCGCGACACCGTCCGCCACATCCACGTCGTTCAACGACCCGGCGCGGACGGCCGACCAGTTGCAATTGCGCGACCCCGAGAGCGGGCGCGGCCCCAGGGCGGCCGGGGACTACGAGTATCACGACGCGCCGGCCACGCCGCCGCCGGCCACGCCGCCCGCAGTCGCGCCGACGACGGCCGGCCTGCCGCGCAACGAAACCCGCACGCGCCAGCTCGGGGCGGAGATTCTGGACGAGTACGACGATCCGTATCAACGCCGCGGCGGCTACGGCGGCAGTGACCCCGGTCGGCAAGCGGTGGCCTCGGCGCTGCTGTCGAGCGGCAACCCCTACGGGTGGGCCGCGGGCGCGATGGGCTATCTCGATGCGTGGTTCCATCGGCGCGCCAAGACGGCCCCGACGGATCTGAATCTCGCGGATGCGCAGCAAATTCTCCGCGACTTTCACACGGAGGCGTTCGGGCGCGAAATCACCGACGCGTATCTCGACGAGGTGCTGCGCGCGCAAGGATGGGAGCCGGGCGACCGCTACGTCGGGCAGGAGGGCCTCTCGTGGGTCCTCGGCGAGCTGGGGCAGAACGCGGGGCAGGAATACCAAGGCCGCATCGATCGCGGCGAGATCACGCCGGACGGCACGCCCGTCGCGCCGCCGGCAGACACCGCGGCGCCCGCGACTGCCGCCGCCGGGGGGCCGAGCCCGTACGCCATGGAAGGCTTCAACCTCGCGCGCGCGCAGGATCCGGCGTTCTCCGCGAAAGACGCATTCGCAGCCGCCGTGCGCGCGGCGGGGACCCCGCCGCCGGGGGAGGATAAGGCGGCACTCGGCGCGTGGTTCGAGCAGCACATCGCGCCCGCGATGGAAGCACAGGGCCACACGATCAACTGGGTCAACGGCGATCAGATGAACTTCACGTCGCCGCAGGGCACGTTCACCGTCGATTGGTATCGCGGCGCGGGGGCGCCTGGCGGGGCGCTCGCGTGGCAGGTACAGGGCGCGGACGGGGGGGGGGGCGGCGGCGCCGGCGGCGGGGGGTCTGGTCGCAGCGGCGCCACGAGTATCCAGGAGGCGTACGCGTGGTTGAAGCAACACGCGGACCCGACCTGGTCGCGTGCGGAGATGGAGTCGGCGATCGCGGCCGCGTTCGGGGAGGTGCCCGGCTTCGAGCAGGCCTACGCCGGCGATGTCGTCATTAACGGGCGCAAGCTCGATCTCATCACCAACTTCGAAGGCGCAGACCCGTCGTGGTCCGACAACCTCACCTTCCAGCCGCTTCATCCTGCTGGCGGCGGTGCGGCGCCGACCACGGCCCCGGGCCTCACCGATCTCTCCGCGCTGACGCCCGGGGTGGAGCTGTCGCCGCTGCTCGGGCAGAGCGACGTCAATCGGCAGATCCAAGCGGCGCTCCAACGGCTCATCGCGGGCGCGCCGGATCGGGATGCGCTGCTGACGGCGCTGGGAGGGTGACCGATGGCGCGTGAGTCCATCAACGGCCGCACCTACACGCCCCAGGGCCAGGTCTGGGACGATGCCGCGCGGGATAAATTCTTCGCCGGGCTCCAACAAGGGCAAGCCGTGGAGGGCCGCGAGGGCTGGCGTTACGAGCACACGGGCAGCGGCTGGTCGATGACCAACGATCCGGCCGCCCCGGCGCCGGGCAGCCCGCCCCCCACGCCCGGGATCGTGCCCCCGGTTCCGGGGCAGGGGCCGACGACGCCCCCGGGCGAACCCCAGCGTCCATCGGCCATTCCCCCGTCGCCACCCCCTGCGACGCAGCCTGCGCCGCAAATTCCGCTCGGGCCGACGACGGGCGTCACCGATCGGCCCACGCCGCCGACGCCGACGCCGACGAACCCGGACGTGATGACACAGAGCGGCCCGCACACGGGGCCAGGGCTGATCGACGCCAGCCGGACGACGAGTGCCGATCCGATCGACACGGCGTTCCGCTCGGCGCTGTTGGAGATCTTGCAGCGCGACCCGACGCAGGTGAGCGTCAACGATCCCGCCCTCGCGCCGCAGTCGCGGGCGTTTCGGGCGTCGGCCGAACGTGGCGCGCTGCGGTCGCGGGCTGAGCTGATGGAGCGTGCCAGCGCGGAAGGCGTTGCTGACAGCGAGGCCACCCGCGCCGCCGCGCGCGCGGCGAGCGAACGCGCGGATCAGGCGATCGGCGCGCACGACGCCGCGCTCGTCGGCGAGGAGATGACGGCGCGGCGCGATCAGCTGAACACGATGCTCCAGATCGCCAACGCGCGCGGGATGCAGCAAGAGGCCAATGATCTTTCGCGGCAGATCGCGAACCTCGACGCGCAGCTCAAGACGCGCGCGCTGGGGGCCCAAGATGCGCTCTCGCGCGACCTCGCGACGCTCGACGTCAACAGTAAGCAATACCTCGCGGATCTCGACGCGAAATTGCGCCGCGAAGGCTACGGCACCCAAGAACGGCTGGCGCAGCTGGACGCCGAAGTGCGGCGCCTCGGAATCAACACGCAAGGCAACATCGGGTCCCTGGAGATCGCACTGCGCCGGGAGCTCGGGATCGGCGAGCTGAATCTCGGGCTCCTCTCGACGCTGTTGCAGAACAACCAAGTCAACAACCGCCTCGGCTTCGATATCGGGCAGTGGGCGTCGGTGCTGAACAAAGACGCGCTGCTCGGGGCGCTGAGCGGCGGAGTAAGGTAAACGCGATGACCGTCGATTGGGGCGCTGTCATCAGCGCCGCGTCACAGATCGCCGGCGCCGCCGCGCAGAGCAAGGCCGCTGGGCGCGCCGCGGAAGCCGCGGCCAACCAGCGCCAGGACGTGACCGCGCAGAGCGGCTATGCCACCGACAAAAGCCTCGACCTGGAGGCGCTCGTCCGTGCGTACTCGGCCGAACTCGATCGCGCCAAGGGCGTGATGTCGGAGTACGAGCAGAAGCTCGCGGCCCCGCAGGCGCGCGCGTCGAACGCGGTGCGCGGCGACGTGCTCGCCAACCTGCAGGACGTCGGGGTGTCCGGACCGCCAGGCGTGAACGTCGTCGACTTCAGCGGCGGCCTGCGCCCATCGATCCTCAGCGGCAACAGTCGCGCGCTGGGCGCGCAGATGTCGAAAGAGGCGCTACTCGACGCGCTCGACGGCAAGACGCCCACGCCCTATTCGTCGATGGCGCCGCTCAATCTCTCGAGCATCACGGCGCGCAGCGCGCCCGAACAGACGCCGTTGCCGCAGGCGTCGCGGATCGACAAGGTGATGGAGGCCATCGGGCTCTACGGCGGGCTCGCGGCCGGCATCGGCGGCGCGATGAATCCGTCAGCGCGGGCGCAGGCGCAGGCGCAGACGATCGCGGGGCAGCTCGCGACCAACACGCAGCGCGGCATCAACCCGAACATCATCGGCGTCGCACCGAATACGCCGCAGTGGGGGCCGTGATGGCGAAAGGGATTCAGCTCGCGGGGGGCTACGCGGCCGGGGGGGCGCGGGATGCCCTCGTCGATCTCCTCGCGCAGCGATTCGCGCAGCAAAAGTTCGAGGAAGTGAAGGCCGCGCGCCTCGAACAGGACCGACTCGCCCGTGAGCAGATGGCGCAAACCGATGCGCTCGCCCGCGCGCGACTCACACAGGACCAGCAGCAGTTCGGCGAGACGTTGGGCCTCAACCGCGCGAAGCTGGGCGAGGATACGCGCCAGTTCGAGGTTCGCACGGGCGAAGACCGACGTCAATTCGACACCGGGCTGAAGTTCCAGGAGGGCGAGTCCACGCGCGAGCAGCGCAATAAGGATCGCGAGTACGAGAAGGATGTCAGCGAGGGCGCCGCCAATCGCAAGGCACAACTCGACGTCGCGCACATCTACGCCAAGCGGAGCGGACAGGGCGGCGACTCGCGCACGGTGCAGGTCCGATTCACCGATCCGCAGACGGGCGAAGAGGTCATTGAGTACATGACCGCGGCGGAAGCGCGGGAGCGTGGGAAGCTGAAGGCGCCGGCGGGCCGTGGCCAGCCCGGGCTCAAGGAGAAGTTCGCGGACCTCTTCGAGGCCGAGCGGCTGGCGACCGACATCCTTGCGCGCGGGGAGCGCACGAAATGGGCGGGCACGGGCCCCCTCGAAGGGCGCATCAAAGCCGGGCTCGGCAAGATCGGCGTGGTGAACAGCGACGAAGAACGCCTGCGCAACGATCTCGCGAACCTGTTCTCGTTGATCTCCCATGAACGATTCGGGGCGGCGCTCACGCCGCAGGAGATTAGTCGCGCGACGGGGTTCCTCGCGGAAGCGACAGACCCGTCGACGCGCATCCAGTCGAAACTCGGTAGCTTGATCGACTTCGCGAAGTCCAAGCGCGCGAGCATGGGCTCCCAGGGCCCACTCGGCGCGCCGACGGCGCAGTCCACTCCGAACGCCACGTCGGGCACCGGCGCGCAGCAGTTCGATTTTGATCCGGCCACGGGGCAGCTCGTCCCCAGGACGCCGTAAATGCCTGAAGTCACCATTCCCGGCGTCGGCGTCGTGCACTTCCCGTACGACATGTCGCCCGAGCAGATCGCGGCCCAGGCCCGACGTCTGCACAAGGAAGCCTCGGGCCCGACGAGGGATGAGGCCCCGCTCACCCTGGAGCGTCGGCCGGCGGGCGAGAAGTCCGCGACCGAGCGCATGGCGTTCGACACGGCGCTGTCCGACGACGCGCTGCCGACCGATCGCGCGTTCATCCGGCGCGCGCCACAGGTGGGCGCCATCGTCGGCGGCGTAATGAGCGGCGGCCTCGCGGCGCCCGTGGCGCTGGCGGCCTCGGGCGCGCTCGCACGCCGCCAGGCCGAGCAGGGGCTGCACGTGCCGACCGCCGACGATGCCGGCGACGCGATCACGGAAGGCGCCATTGCGGGCGCCTTTCAACTCGCGCCCCAAGTGCTCCTGAAGGGCGCCACGGCGTTGGGCCATGGGCTCTACGGGCGGGCACTCGGGCCGTCGAAGGCCCTGCGGAGCGAGCATCCCGACGTCATTGAGACCGGCATCCGCGAAGGCTTCAACGTGACGCCGAAAGGCGCGGCGGCCGCAGAAGCCGCAGGAAAAGCCTCGGCCCACGCCGCCCGGGACGTCGTGGCGACGTCGCCCGCGGCGACCATGGGGGTGCGTCTCAAGACGGGCGATGTGCTCAAGGGCCTCGACCCGCTGCGTACGGCGGCGAGGAAGGGGCCACAAGCCAACAAGGCGATCGCGGACATCGACGAGTTCGCGCGTGATGTGGCCACCAGCCATCCGCGCGGATTCGGTCCGGTGGATCTGCTCGACTTCAAACAGGTCGCCGACAAGGCGGGGCGGGCGGCGCACAAGGCGGCGCAGGTCGGCAATCTGCAGGCCGGGCCCGTCGCCGAGATGAACAAAGCGGTGGCGGATCGGGCGCGCGCGGTGCTGGCCCAGCACATCCCCAGCGTGAAACCGATCAATGCGCGCACGCAATCGTTGATGGGCGTGGAGCGCGGGATCGATGAGGCCCTGCAGCAACCGCAGGGAGCCTCGCGCTTCCTGGGCAGCCTCGGCGTTGGGGCCCTGTCGAACCTGCCCGCGGCGGCCGCGACGTTCGCCGCGACCTCGCCGCGGGTGCTCGGGCGCGCGGGCATCATGCTCGGACGGACCGGGCAGAGCCCAGTGCTACAGCGGACGGCCGGCCCGACGACGCAGGCCACCGCGCAGGCGTTCCGCGCGGCGCTGCTCGACGCGCTCGACGACACGGAGACGGGCCGATGACGGATGCGCAGATCGAAGTGAAACGGGGGTTCTGGGCGGAACTGTTCACCGGCCCCCGCCTTGTCACGTTTGGGATCTGCCTCGTGGGCGGCGGCGCCTGGGTGCAGGCCCTGCGGTCGGATGTCGTGCAGCTGCGCGAACGCGTGCTCGTGCTCGAACAGCGCGTCGATCGCCAAGCGCAGACGACGGCCGAGACCTACATGCGCCGCGACAACCTGACGTACGAGCTGACGGCGATCCGCGACGAGATCGCGCGGCAGCGTCTCCAGATCGAAGGGCTGCGAAAGGATCTCCGATGACGCGACGACTGATGATACTTGTGCTCGCGCTCCTTCCCGCGCTGGCCGCGGCGCAACCCGCGCCCGTGCCGATTCAGCCGGGCACGACACAGCGATTCGTCTGGGACATGGAACCGCTGGGGGCGACCGTCGTCGCGCCGGAGCGGTATCGGCTCTGTGTCGATGGCGCGTGTACGACGTTCGCCACGACCTACGCCGCCACGATGTCGACGCCGATCCCGGCGATGACCCCGGGGCCGCATACGATCAAGCTCCAGGCGTGCAAGACGTATCCGGCCCCGCGCGGCGAGGTTTGCAAAGAGACGGCGCCGCTGTCTGTCGAGATGCTCGTCATTGAGAACCCGGCGCAGCCATTGAACCTGCGCCTTGGCACCACGTCGCCCACG